TTGTCTGTTACGGCTGGAACAAATTATTCCATTACCGTTGGCGGCGGCGGCACTGGTGGAGACGGTACTGGCTCTTATCTTCGCGCCTCAAGTGGTTCTGATTCAATTTTCAGCACTATTACTAGCACGGGCGGCGGTGGCGGAAGCTCCGGGCCGGGCGCTTTAGGTGGTGCTAATGGTGGCTCCGGCGGTGGCGGAGGCGGCGAAGGAAAGACTGGTGGCACCGGAAACACACCTAGTGTTTCCCCCTCTCAAGGAAATAACGGCGGAGCAGGAGCGCCTGGCCCAAGCACCCCCAATTACGGCGGTGGCGGAGGTGGCGGTGCTTCTGCTGTTGGCGCTAACGGGACTGGATCGGCTGGCGGTAACGGGGGCGCCGGAACATCATCGTCAATTTCTGGTTCGTCTGTAACTTATGCAGGCGGCGGCGGTGGTGGCACTTTTAATGGCGGCACGGGCGGTACAGGCGGTTCTGGTGGCGGCACAAACGGAACAACAAACAACACTAATGCAAGCAATGCTACGGCCAACACAGGCGGCGGCGGTGGTGGTGGTGGCGCTGCATCTGGCCCAAGTCCTTATGGCGCAGGTGGCACCGGCGGCTCCGGCATCGTCATCCTCAAATACTCTGTCCCCGTCCAATCTGTCGTAGCCACGTTTACTTCTAGCGGCACATGGACTTGCCCGAGCGGTGTTAGCGCGGTGGAGTACCTTGTCGTCGCGGGTGGTGGTGCTGGCGGCGTTGGTGGAAATTCTTCAAACGGAGGCGCTGGAGGCGGCGGTGCCGGTGGATTCCGTACAGGAACAGGGTTTAGTGTCACCGCAGGCACCGATTACACAATTACCGTTGGCGGCGGCGGCTCTAGCGGTTCTAGCGGCAGCGATTCCGTATTTAGCACCATTACATCTAGTGGTGGCGGCAAAGGCGGAAACTATAACGGCGGTAATGGCAATAACGGCGGCTCTGGCGGCGGCGGCGCAGGTGGATTCCCAAGCGTTGCTGGAACCGGCGGAACTGGAAATACCCCAAGCACTAGTCCTTCCCAAGGTTCAAACGGTGGAAATGGCGCTGCTGATAGCAATCCTCCCGGCGGTGGTGGTGGCGGCGCTTCTGCTGTTGGATCAGCAGCAAGCGGGTCTACAGCCGGTAATGGCGGCGCAGGCACAGCCTCAAGCATTTCTGGCGGTTCTGTAACTTATGCTGGTGGCGGTGGTGGTGGGCGTTGGGGTGCGCCATACACTAATGGAACTGGTGGAGCAGGCGGTGGTGGAGACGGCGTAAGTTCCGCTCCTGCAAATGCTGGCACCGCAAACACGGGCGGTGGTGGTGGTGGCGGAACTTCTGCCGGTGGCGGCACGGGCGGCTCTGGCATCGTCATCCTCAAGTACGACATCGGCTCTGCCTCGATCTTTACTTTCAAGTCATCGCAGAAGTGGACTGCACCAGCGGGTGCGGTGAGCGTTGACTACCTCGTTGTTGCGGGAGGTGGAGGCGGTGGTGGATACGGCGGTGGTGGCGGTGCTGGCGGGTTCCGTACCGGAACAGCGTTAGCAATTACCGCAGGAACCGAGTACACAATTACCGTGGGCGGTGGCGGTACTGCTGCTGCTTATGGCGCAAATCGCGGCGGTTCTGGAAACGACTCCGTATTTAGCACCATTACATCCTCTGGTGGTGGCGGCGGTGGTGGGACTTCGCCTGTAACATCAGGCGCTAACGGTGGCTCTGGCGGCGGTGGTGGCGCAGGAAATGGCGCTGGTGGCACCGGCAACACGCCAAACACTTCGCCGTCGCAAGGTAATGACGGTGGAGCAGGAAGCACCGACGGAGCCACATACACAAACTGCGGTGGCGGTGGTGGAGCAGGCGCTACGGGTGGCGCTGCTACTAGCAGCAACGGCGGTAACGGCGGTAACGGAACCGCGTCTAGCATTTCTGGATCGTCGGTAACTTATGCCGGTGGCGGTGGTGGTGGCGTTGATAGCGGAGCCAAAACAGAAGGCTCTGGCGGCACAGGCGGTGGCGGTAAAGGCGCTAAATCAACAACGGCTGCTGTTGCTGGCACCGCTAATACCGGAGGCGGTGGTGGCGGTAATGGAGGCAACAGTCCTTCGGTCGCTGCCGCTGGCGGTTCCGGTATCGTAATCCTCAAGGTCAACTTCACATGAAAACCTATCAACTCATGGGCATTGATACGGCGATGCACTTGCTTCGCCCCGGCGCAAAGTGGGAGATCAGCAACCGCGAGATCACCCGCTGGGAAGATCCGCGACCCAAGCCGTCGTGGGACGAAATCATGTTCACAATTGAAAAGATCAAAGAACTTGAGGACGCGGTGCCGACAATCCTGTTGCCCGAGCAACAGGCTGCGTTTGACGACTACGTTGCCCAAATTGAAAAGGCGGTTGCGTGATTACATACAACCTTTTCCCCACGGCTGTCGCCAAGTTTGAACTTGGACGGGACTACACCGCCGAGGAACTGGCGTTCGTAGACGAGCAGCCGACCCATAGCAACATGGGCAACACGACGAGCGATGACCGTTATGTGTTGCGGCACGACACGATGGCGAACCTCAAGGCATTTGCCGAGGCCAGTGTCAACGAGTACCTGCGCTCGATCTACGCGCCAAAGCACGACGTATCGCTGCGCCTGACGCAATCGTGGTTGAACTACACCAAGCCCGGTCAGTATCACCACAAACACGCGCATCCCAACTCGTTCGTGTCCGGTGTGCTGTACCTCAAAGCTGCCCGCGAGCGCGATAAGATTTACTTCTACAAAGACGGGTATCAGCAGGTCAAACTGCCGACCGACAACTACAACGTGTACAACAGCGACTCGTGGTGGTTTGAGGTTGGCGCAGGTGACTTGATGCTGTTTCCGTCTAGTCTTACGCACATGGTTCAGACCGTGCAGGGCGAAGACACTCGGATCAGTTTGTCGTTTAACACGTTTCCTGTTGGTTACGTTGGGGATGAGAAGTCTCTAACCGGTTTACATTTGGGAAGCTAAGCATGGTTACCCAACAAAGACTTAAAGAATTGTTTACCTATAGTGATGGTCAGTTTATTTCAAACAAAACTGGCAAGGTAAAAAATGGGACGCCGATTACAAAGAATCATCGTTATCATAGATTGGTTGTAGATGGAAAGGCTCACGTTATTCATCGGCTAGTTTATATTTATCACTATGGATTTGCGCCTAACGTAATAGACCATATTGATAATAATAGGTCTAACAATCGTATTGAAAATTTACGTGAGGCTACGCAGCAGCAAAACTGCTTAAACAGAATACGACATAGCAACAACACTTCTGGCCACAAAAATGTCCGATGGGATAGTAAGTGCAAAAAGTGGGTTGTTGAAATGAGCGTTAATGCAAAACGCAAGTATTTTGGATGGTTTGAGGATTTAGAATTAGCTGCGTTTGTTGCTGAAGAAGCAAGAGACAAGTATCACGGTGCATTTGCAAGGAGTTAAAAAATGAGCCATTTTGCTGAATTGGATGAGAATAACGTCGTTAAGCGCGTGATTGTCGTAGCCAACAAGGATACGGCTGACGCTAACGGCAACGAAGTCGAGAGCATCGGTGTCGCGTTCTGTCAGCGTTTGCTGGGTGGGAACTGGAAACAGACTTCCTACAACGCAAACTTCCGCAAGAACTACGCTGGTATCGGTTATACCTACCGCGCGGACATTGATGCGTTTGTAGCTCCGCAGCCGTACCCGTCGTGGGTGTTGGACGAGAATGCTCAATGGCAGGCTCCGGTGCCGATGCCGGAAGATGCCGGTACGGGCGAGCCGCCCAAGATGTACTCGTGGGATGAAGCCACGCAGTCGTGGGTTGAGGTTCCGGTTCCGGAGGCCTGACGATGGAACTTCAGATTCTTTTTAATATTGTGGTCGGCGTAGCCGCGTTCTTTGGTGGTTGGTCATTGAACCAGATCACTCGCAGCATTGAGCGTTTGGATACGGACGTTCGCAATATGCCGTTGACGTATGTGACTCAATCGCATTACCAGCGCGATATTGATGAAATCAAGGACATGCTCGGCAAGATCTTCGACCGGTTAGAAACCAAGGCCGACAAATGATGGAAACCCTTCTCGGCGGCGTGTTTGGCGGATTGCTCCGGTTAGCTCCGGAGGCATTGAAGTTCTTTGACCAGAAGAACGAGCGCAAGCACGAGCTGGCTTTGCTGCAAGCCGAGATGGAGTTTGCCAAGGTTCGTGGCGAGATCGCGATGCGTCAGACCGAAGCGCAGATGCAAGTAGCAGAACTAACTGCTATGACGGAAGCCATTAAAGAGCAATCGTCAACGGCTAAAGCAGCAGGCAAAGTTGTTTCCGCTATATCTGCGCTGGTTCGTCCGTTGGTTACTTACATATTTGTTTTCATATATGTGCTGGTAAAAATCGCTGCCTATTCGATGGCGATTGCTCAGGGTGGGGATTGGAAGGAATTGCTTGTCTCATCTTGGACAGCAGATGACATGTCAACTATGACTATGTTGCTGACCTTCTGGTTTACCGGTCGAATTTATGAGCGCACTCGGTAAGGCAGTTGAAGTCGCCGCCGAGCTTTGCCGACACTTTGAGGGCTTTAGAAGCAAGCCATATATCTGCCCTGCCGGGTACCCGACCATCGGCTACGGAACAGTCTGGAAGCCCGACGGTACGCGGGTCACGATGGAAGATGCTCCCATCTCCAAGGCAACGGCTGAGGAATGGCTGGTTAGCGAGCTGCGGAACAACTACCTTGCAGGGGTTCTCAAAGCCTCCCCGGTCTTGGTTGCATACCCCGAGGTGTGGGGCGCGATGGGGGACTTTGCATACAACTTAGGGGTAGCGCGGTACCGAGCCAGCACTTTGAGAAAGCGGATCAACGCCGAAGATTGGGACGGAGCTAAGGTCCAGTTGATGAGATGGACTAAGGCGGGTGGAAGAGAGCTACCGGGATTGGTTCGTCGCCGGAAGGCGGAATGTGCATATCTGTAATAGGTTGTTATAATCGTGCCCAAATAGTCTTGCCCGACTGGTAAGACGCGGGACTAAGGAGAGGTGTATGCCTGCGTCGATGACATTTACCAGTTTACAAGTGGACATCCGGAACTACCTTGAAAGAGGTGGTGCGACGGACCCTATTGTCTATGAGCAGATCCCCCGGCTGATCACCCTAGCCGAGCGCCGGATTGCGCGTGAACTCAAGATTCAGGGCTTCCAGACGGTGGTCAATACCACCATGCAATCTGGGGTAGCGGTCTACGCCAAGCCGGATCGCTGGCGCGATACCATCAGCATCAACTTCGGCACCGGGACAAACAACAACGTCCACACACCGGTCTTCCCGCGATCCTACGAATACGTCCGTAGCTACTGGCCGAACGAGACGGAAACCGGTCAGCCGCTGTTTTACGCCGATTACGATTACAAGCACTGGATCTTCGTGCCGACCCCGGCTGCGGATTACCCGATGGAGATCCTGTACTACGAACTGCCGCCGCTGTTAGACGACACGAACCAGACCAACTGGCTGACCGAGTTTGCGCCGAACCTGTTGCTGTACGGGTCGCTGGTGGAAGCCACGCCGTTTGTGAAGGACGATCAGCGCGTTCAGTTGTGGCAGACCTACTACGACCGGTCGCTGGCTGCGCTCAATGGCGAAGATCTCCAGAAGATCGTTGATCGGTCCACGAATCGCCGGGAGGCATAAGAAGTGACCACATACACGCAAGTTTTCGGAGGTACGAACCTCTACCCGAGCGATGTCTCGTACCGCTATGTATCGCTGACGATTGATCAGGTTCTGGACTGGCCGCTTGAAGCTGCTCCGAGCACCGATGTCGTTGCGAAGATCATGGACGTTAATGCGACGACGACCAGTCTTGTCATCACGATGCCGGATGCAACCGAGGCCGGTACGGGTGAGACGGTTCTATTTAACAACGTCGGCGCTAATACGTTCACGGTTAAGACCGCCACCGGCACCGTCATCTGCGCACCGCAGTCGGGCACGACGTTTCAAATTTACCTGACCGATAACAGCACGGTTGCGGGTACGTGGCGTTCGTTCCAATACGGCGCTTCTGTCTCGTCTACGAATGCCGCTGCGCTCGCTGGACTTGGCATCAAAGCAATTGCAACGACCCTTAACCAGTCGATGCCGGTGACGACCTTCAGCACCAATTACACAACTGGTACGAGTGATCGCGCTAAGGTTTTGGTGTGGACGGGTGGTGCTGGCACGCTGTCGTTTGATGGCGCTCCGGTCTTAGGAAGCGATTGGTTCGTCAATGTTCGCAACAGCGGTACGGGTGATTTGACGCTCGACCCCAGCAGCTCTGAGCAAATCAATAGTGCAAATACTCTGACGCTGGCTCCGGGCGACAGTGCGATTGTTGTAACGAACGGCGTGCAGTTCTGGACGATTGGTTTCGGTCAGTCTGCGGTTTATGCATTCAGTCTGCTTCAGATCGACATCTCTGGCAGCGGTGATTACACGCTCTCTGTTGCAGAGTTGAATCGTACTGCGTATGTCTTTACCGGCACGCTGACGGGTAACCGAGATATTGTTGTTCCGACTACAGTTCAACAGTACTGGGTCAGCAACCAGACATCTGGCGCTTATACACTCGGTGTTAAAACGGCTGCGCAATCTCCAGCAGTTACCGTAGCCAGTGGCGCAAGAGCCATTCTGTACTGCGACGGCACGAACGTGGTGGATGCGGATACGGCAACGATTGCTATTCCGGTAACCGTGGCTCAGGGCGGTACGGGTGCAACGACAGCGAGCGGTGCGCGAACCAACTTGGGTGCAACGACGGTGGGTAACGCGGTCTTCACGGCAGTCAGTCAGTCCGCAGCCCAGATTGCATTGGGGCTAGACCCCATTGAGGGCGGTACGTACTAATGCCGCTTCAGCCGGTCATTGTTCGCTCTGAACCCGGTATCAAGCGCGACGGTACCAAGTTCGAGGGTAACTTTTACGTTGACGGACAGTGGGTCCGTTTTCAGCGTGGACTGCCGAGAAAGATAGGCGGGTATCGTGCGCTTCAAGATCGCTTGGATGGTATTGCTCGTGGTATGCATATCCACAACCATAATGCATATACATACGTGCACATCGGTACATCAGATGGTGTGTTTCGATTTCGACTAGATCAGAACGGTCAGTCGAGCATTGTTACGAATCGCACTGATCCGTCTTACGTTTCAAATGAAAACAACATGTGGCAGTTCGATGTGGCGTATAACACCACAAACAACCAGAACGAGATTCTGGCGCATGTTGCTCCAAACGTAGCTGACATCTCCTCGGATGCTCCGGGTCAGTTGTATGTCGGATTTGATAACGGCACTGGTACGCTGACTCCGGTTCCGTCTCTGACTATCTCTGGCGGTATCGTTGCACTGGCTCCGTATGTCTTTGCGTATGGGTCGGACGGCTTCATCCAGTGGAGTCGCGCTGGTTATACGGATGACTGGAGCGGTGGTGATGCTGGTGCTGCTCGTATTACAAGCCAGAAGATCGTCAAAGGTCTTCCGCTTCGATCCGGTGCCGGTAACGCGCCTTCGGGTTTGTTCTGGTCGTTGGACTCGGTGATTCGTGCAACGTATGTGGGTAGCACGGCGGTGTTCCAGTTTGACACCATTACCTCACAGTCCAGCATCCTGTCATCGCAGAGCGTCATTGAGTACGACGGTATCTATTATTGGTGCGGTGTTGACCGGTTCTTGATGTTCAACGGTGTGGTTCGCGAAGTTCCGAACAACCTGAACTTGAACTGGTTCTACGACAATCTGAACTACGCTCAGCGCCAAAAAGTTTTTGCGTTCAAGGTTCCACGTTGGGGTGAGATCTGGTGGTGCTACCCGCGTGGTAATGCAACCGAGTGCACTCATGCTGTTATCTACAACGTGCGTGAGCAGACTTGGTACGACACCGCTCTTCCGAATAGCGGACGCTCTGCCGGTATGTACGCGCAGGTCTTTAGCTCCCCGCTCGTGGTTGGTGTCATTGATACCGAAATTACTGGCTATCGTGGAACCCAAACCAGTGAGCTTCGCGTAACCGAAGACGAACAGCCGCGCATCATCAACGACCCCAAGGGCTACGTGGTGTGGCAGCATGAGTACGGGACCGATGAGATTAACGGTACCCAGATTCGCCCGGTTCAGTCGTACTTTGAGACGGCGGACATGTCGCTTCTGACTTCGGACCAGCCTCAGAATATGGCGGTTCGCGTTGAGTACATGGAGCCGGACTTCGTGCTGTCGGGCAATATGACGGTTCAAGTAACCGGTCGCGCTAACGCCAGAGCCGGTGAAGTCACGAGCGATCCGCAGACGATCTATGCAACGCTGACCGACCGACAGCAGCAGTTGGTGTACTTCCGCGAGATCCGTCGTGAGATGCGATTCCGGTTTGAAAGCAACACGCTGGGCGGTAATTATCAGATGGGTCAGATCATTGCGCACATTGAACCGGCTACGGGTACGGTACTCGGAGAGAATCCGTGAGAACGCATCGCATCGTAGATCCGCGTGGGATGGAGTTGCAGTACTGGGCGGATACGCTGTGCTTGGACTTGGACGAGTATGCGGTGATCCCGCAGTTGTACAAGGAATCCGAGTGGCAGAATTGGGCGGCGGGTTTGATTGGCATTAACGGCATCTCGCAGTTGAACCCTCCGTCGCCTTATCAGTTTGATGACTGGCGCGAATGGGCGCTTCGCTTCTATCAAGTTTTGGACTAGGTGAACTATGGCTAACTACTACACTTATGGAATGGTTCCGGATGTGGATGAGACTGTCTTCGGAACTTCCGTTGATTATAGTGGGCTTGGGTTCCCAGACTATGCCGAGCGCGGTGATTACGTAGAGCCGGTACCGGCTAATCGTCCGCTGCCAGAAGAAGAGCCGGTTGGTCCGTCGCCTTTGGATCTTGCTGATGAAGGTCCGTCGCAGGAGTACAACGCTCCGCAACCGATGCCCCAGACTCGCAGTGATCAAACGGCAGCGCCATATATTCCGCCCGGCTTGGAAGCGGCTTTCTTACGTATGCAGGGCAAGTCTCCTGAGCAGTTGGCTGCAAGAGAACAAGCCGTTGCTGAAACAAAAACAGAACGCGAAGTTCTTTCTAGCCTTTTGCAAAACAATCAGTTTGACGCGGCATTTAAATATGCCATGGATAACAACGTCCAGAATCTTCTGATTGACCCAACAGAGCTGCGAACTCTGAAAAGCAACTTTACTCCTGAAGAAACCAAAAAGTTTTTTGCGGAAATGCCAAAAGACTTGATGGGCGAACAGAGCGAAGAAGAAGTTAAATTTGATCCTGCTGCTGGGCTTGAGGCTTCGTTACAACAACAGACGATGCCGTCCGGTCTTTCTGCGCTCGGCCTTGGCTCTGGAGTTCCGCAAGTTCAAAGAGCATTTATTCCGCTTGAGCAAAAGAAAGAAGATGGCCTGTTTGAAGACATCATAAAAACGGTTCTTGCTGCTGGTACTTTGTACGCCGGTGCATCGGCATTGCCGGGACTTATTGGCGGCGGTAGTGCTGCCGGTGCTGGTACTGCTGGTGCTACTACTGCTGGCGGGGCTACTGCAACTGGATTTACTCCGGGACTTGCAAGTGCGCAAATGGCGGCTTCAGGCGCTGCCGGAACTGGTGCTGCCGGTTCAACTGGGTTTTTAAGTGGTTTGCAAGCTGCTGGTAAAGCCATACTAGGTATCCCAGAAACTATTGGAGCTACGGTTGGAGAGGCTCTTGGTGCCTCTGTTAATTCGTTGCAAGCCAAAATGATTGGTAATGCCGTTATTTCTGGCGGTGTTACCGGCGCTAAGGGCGGTGATCTTGAAGATATATTGAAGTCTGCGGCTCTTGCTGCCGGTCTTACATACGTTAGCGATAAAGCAATTAAAACAATTGCAGAAGGCTTGCGCTCTACTGGAACGCTTGATGCAGCCGCTAATGCTGGTGAAGCTATCAGCAGCGGAGTTGAAGTGGTTGGTGAACAAGCAGCATCCAACATCGCTCAGAATGTGGTTAACGGCCTTGATCAGTTCACGGTTACGTTCTCACCCGCATCTGCTGCGGCTCAACTAGCATCTACTGTCGGAGCTTTGGGTGGCGCTCAAGCTGCAACGTCTGTTAAAGAGCCGACTCGTCAACCGCCTCCGGAACAGCAGCCCACGCCTGAAGAGCAAATCGCTGCTGAGTACACTCAAACTTACGAGCGCCCAGACTATTTTGGCTCCGGACTTGAGACTGGCGCATACACCGGTTACAAACTAGCGTCTGATAAGGGCGTCGGAGCTGAGCCTGAGCGAGAGATTAAAGTCACGACAGAGGCTGACAAAGTAACGGCTAAGGATGTTGCCGCTCCGCTTTCTTCAGTTGTGGCAACGCAAGTTGTTAAGCCTGAGGGTGCGTTTGAAGAAGCGCCAACTGTTGAAGGTAAGCAAGAAATTGTTCAGCAAGCTACCGCTCAACCAGCCGATGTTGTATCTCCGTTAGCCATAGTTGCAGCCACCCCAGCCGTTGAAAAGCCGTTTGAAGCTGCGCCCACAGTTGAGGGTAAGCAAGAAATTGTTCAGCAGGCTACGGCTCAGCAACCGGCGGATATTGCTTCTCCGCTAGCAATTTCGGCATCTGTTCCAACGATTGAAAAGCCGTTTGAGGCTGCTCCCACCGTTGAAGGAAAGCAGGAGATTGTTCAAAAAGCAACGCCGGAAAAAGTAGACCTCGGTGGTCTTTCATCGCTTGTTGGAACTGGTTATCAAGTTCCTAAGGTAAACCCGATTACTGGTGAGCTTGAAGTTAAGGTTGAAGCATCGCCACTGCGACCCGATGAGGGCAAGTTTGATCTTAGTAAACTGGCTGATGTAGCGGCGCTTACCCCTGCAATGTTGACCGAAGGTTACCGCGATCTTCCGAAAGAGAAGTCGAAGACGGAGAAGGAGCTAGACAAGATTCAAGCTGATCTTGCCGCTGCCTCTACCACTCCTTCTAGCTCTTTCTTGAAGGATCTTATAGATAAATACGGCAGCGTTGAGAATGCGCTTAAATTGCTTGGCGCTTTGGGATCGGCGTTTTCTAAAGCTCCTAAAGCCCCAACAGGTGGTGCTGGGATTGGTACTGGTGGCGGAATGGGCGGCGCGTTGCCGAAGTATAACTATGCTCGTCAGCAGTTGAGTCCGGATATTGATTACTACACCTACGGTACTCGCCCGGAGGCACGGTTCTTTGACTACACGACTCAGCTTGAGAGGCCGGTACAGCCTGAACTACCGCCTGCTAAACCACCGGAACCCGATATGGTAATGGCTACGGGCGGTTTGACCGGCTACGCCAAGGGTGGCTCTAAGAGTTCCCGCTACGTGGATGGTCCCGGCTCGGGTCGGGAAGACAAGATTCCGGCTCTGCTGAGCGACGGGGAATACGTAATTGATGCTGAAACGCTGGCTCTGTTAGGGGACGGCTCGACCAAGGAGGGTGCTCGGCGCATGGATAAGTTCCGTGCTAATATCCGAAAGCACAAGGGTCGTGCCCTATCGCGTGGCCGGATTAGTCCAAACGCAAAGTCGCCCGATAAGTACATGGGCGGAGGGTTGACCTAATGGGTGTTCTAGACTTTCTGTTTGAGGGCAGCGCCCCAACACCGGGTAGCACAAGCAGCAGTACCCAAATCCAATTGCCAGAGTGGTACACCCAGTACACCACAGACATGCTGGGTCGTGCTCAGGGTATTGCTAACCTTCCGTATGCTCAATACACCGGCCCTCGGATTGCGGGATTTACTCCGACCGAAAAAACGGGCTTTGAGCAAACTAAGGCGGCAGCGGCGGCTTATCAGCCATTCTTGAATCAAGCCGGAGCTGCTTTAAGTCAGTCGGCTGGCATGAGCGGAATGGGTGCCGCAGCAGGTGACTTTGAAAAAGCATCCTCTATGCTGGGTGCTCAAGCAGCAGCGCCGTACTTAACTCCGGCAGCGGCTATGTCCGGTTTGAGCGCAGCCCAACCGCTGTTCTCACAGGCGACTCCCATCATTCAACAGGCTGGTGAATCGTCTGCTATTGCCGCAGCCCAGCCCTACTTGAATATAGCGTCTCGGACGTTCCCGCAGGCGGCTCAGGAATACATGAGTCCCTACATTCAGAACGTCGTCGAAAAGATGGGCGACATCGGTGTGCGTCAGTTGCAGGAGAAGTATCTCCCGGCCATCGGTCAGGAGTTCATCGGAGCCGGTCAGTTTAGCGTCGGTCCCGGCAGCACCCGCATGGGTGAGTTTGGTGCTCGGGCGTTGCGAGATACGCAAGAGGCTATTCTGGCTGAGCAGGCCAAGGCGCTTCAGGCTGGCTACGGTCAGGCTGCGGACATCTACGGTCAGGATGTAGGTCGGTTGGCTCAGTTGGCAGGAACGGTTGGTCAACTTGGCACGGCGGATTTCAACCGTCTTCTGGAGAGCGGCGTTCGCCTTGCCGATATTGGTGCGAAGACCGGGCAGCTTACCAACGAAGACGCTCAAAGACTGCTGGATATTGGCAAAACAACTGGCACGCTTACTCAGCAAGATGCAGCTAACTTGGCTCGTATTGCAGAATCGAAGGGCCAGCTTACTCAGCAGGATGCGCAAAACCTTCAGAACCTTGCTGCAAAATACTCTGCGCTTGGAGAGATGTCGCAAACTTTGGGTCTTCGCGGAGCCGAAGCGGTTACTGGCGTTGGCGCAAAAGAACGCGCTATGCAGCAGGCCAATCTCAACTTGGCTTACGAAGACTTCATTTCTCAGCGCGATTATCCGAAAGAGCAGATCAAGTTCTTGTCGGATGTTCTGGGCGGCGTGCAACTTCCGCAAACGACTGTTACGCAGTCCACTACGACTCCGGCATTGCCCGGCGGAGCATCAGCGATTGAGAAGGCTATTACCGGAGCCACCGGTATTCAGGAGCTTTTGGATAAGTATCGAAAGTATTTTCCGTCTAGCTCCGGCGGAACTGACGCCACCGATTACAGCAAATTGGCGGACTACATAGATAGCCTCCGAAGGGTTAGGTGATAAACATGGAAGACGAAAACGAACTGTACGGGCTTGAGTCTGATTACTTGCCTGAGGAAGAAGAGGCTGTAGATACTGTTGCGCAGTCGCCACTATCCATAGTCCGTCAGCGAGTTCTTGATACGATCACGAAGTCCGAAGAAGAGGCTCGTGGCTATCAGGACACACTTAATCGGATTGAAGAAGCCAAGCAGCGTCTTTTGGCTGCGCCTGATAAGCGTCAAGTGCTTCAGGGGTTCGTTAGCAAACTGACTGCGCCTAAAGCTCAAGATGACCCGCGATTCTATGAGCGTCGTAACTTGTTTACGTTCTTGCGCGACGTAGGCGAGTACGGCCAAGAGCAAAAACTGGCGGAACAAGAGCGCGAAGCAAAGCGAGTCATGTTGCAGGAAATGCAAGCTAAGTACGGTATGGAACAGGCCGAGAAGCGCCGTAGCCGTGCTGAACAGTTGGCAGCGCAATATTTATCGAAAGAACCGACTGAAAAAGACACGCGAACTCAAGATGCAAAAAATGCCGCAGAAATGGGCTTGACTCTAAAAGAGTATCTTGAGTTTAAAGCCAGCCTTACGAAAAAACCTGAGGGCGATGGCCCGGGCGGCGAGGCTGCTCAATTCCTTTGGGCGGAAAATACGCTTGCAGATCCAAAAGCTTCTGAGGCTGCTAAAAATGCGGCAAGACGTTTGCTGGAGAAGAAAACTCCGTTTGATGTTCGCAGAACAGCAATGGCCAAGGACAAGAACTCAACTACATTCTTGTCAAGAATCAAGCAGCAAACCGAGTTCACAATTCCGCTTATTAACGAAGCAATTGACCAAGCCAGAAAAGGCGGTGCATTGGCTACTGGCAATCTGTCTAAGTGGGTTGAGGGTAAGCCTTGGATTGGTCAAGCCGCGACGAACTTGGAAAAGACTTTGGATTCAATTCGCTCCAACTTGGGCTTTGACAAGCTTGAGGAGCTGAAGAAATTGTCGCCATACGGTGCTAGTGGCCTTGGTGCGGTTTCTAACGCTGAGCAGGTATTGTTGCAATCCGTTAAAGGTTCCGTTGCTCGCGATCAGAGCGAAGACAACTTGGTTCGCAATCTTGAGAGAATTAGGAACTTCTACGAGAAGGAAGTCTTCCAGATTCTTGAGAGAGAAACCGGAATGCGCGGCATCACGGATATTGACGAAGCTATTGCCGAATTTGAAAGCAAGATTCAAGGCGGTGAATCTTCACCCCCGGCTCCGTCTTCTGGTGGCGGAAAATCACCGGCAGAAATGGCTGCGGATGAATTGAGGCGTCGCCGAAAAAAGGCTGAAGGAGGCTAATAATGGCTATTGATTTCAGCAAGCTCTCGGATGATGAGCTTGAGGCCATTTCGCGTAATGATTACTCATCGCTGTCGGATGAGACGCTTGCCTTTCTTGCTGGCGAAAAACCTGCTGCAGCTCCGATTCCAAAAGGTCCATCTGCTCGTCGTGGCCCAAGGCGTCCCGATGCTGAATTAAGAGATCCGGGCTTCTTTGCGCGTAAAGTTCAGATGCGCCCAGATGAGTACGGCGAGCGTATTGGCGCTGGTCCTGAAGTGGGTCCTTCGTTGCGTGAAGTCCAAGAGGCGGGAGTTAGTTCTGCGTTGGCTGTTCCCGGTACGGCTGCGAGAATCACTGCGGGTGTTAGCGGCGTTACTGGTGAGAACGAAGTTTCCAAACAGTTGCGAGAGTTGGAGCGCACGATTGCTTCCAAGGCCCCGTCCCGCGAAGCTTACGAGGCGACTGCTCTGGGTGTTGAAACGCTGCCGTACATGAAAGCGGCTCAGGCTGTTTCTAAGATTCCCGTTGCCAGTCGAGCGGGTCAAGCCGCCTTGCAAACTGCGGGTCAGGCTGGAACTGCTTACGCGGTTACCCCGGAGGAGGAAGAGCGACTGCCGACAGCGGCTACGGTTGGTCTTCTGTCTGGGTTGGCCGAGACAGCGCCGTTCGTTGCTCCTTACGTTAAGGCCGGATACGAGCGCCTGAAGAGTGCCTTTAGAACCACAGGCCCCGTGGGTGCAACGCCTGCCGAAGAGGCTGCGCTTAAGATTACCCGTGAGACTGCGCCGGACGTTTCTCAGACCGAAGCCAATTTGGCTAAAGCCCGTGAGCAGGAAGCCGCTAAGCAAGCTGAATTAGCGCGTCTCAAGTCAGAGTATCTTGAGAATCAGAAGATTCGCGCTGCCCGTCAGGCTGAACTGGAAAAGCAAAAGATTGCCGCCGAAGCCGAGAAGGTTAAGGTTAAGTCCGATGCCGATAAGGCGGTTGAAGAAGCTCGTGCTAAAGAGCTGGCGCTGACTGAGCAAGTTCGTGACAAGGGCAAGCAGCTTACCCAAGAAGCGCGGAAAACCGACAAGGTGCTGGAAGAAACCAGCATTCGCGAGGCGGCGGCTGATGCCAAGGCCACGTTAGATGAGCGTGCGTCTGAGTTCCGAGACTTGTCCAAGCGCCTTCGTGAAGAGGCTGATGAAGCCGCGGTTGTTTCGGTTGAGACGATGCCGATTCGTCCTAAGAAGGATCGTGCTACCGAGTTCAGGGATATGATCCTGTCTTACCGAGACAAACTCAAAGATGCTCGTAATAAGGCGATTGGTCGATCTGTTGATCCGGAAACTGGACAAGTCAGCACTGCGTCTTTCTTGCAGATTGCTTTGGACAAGGAAAAGGCCGGTCAAACCATTAGTGAAACTCCTGCATTCCGCAAACTTGTGCAGTTCACGACGGATCGCGCAGAGAATGTTGGTCGATTTGGTGAGCCTACTCGCAAGGGCCATCGCCGTTTTCTGGAAGAAATTACCCCAGTTAAAAAGACGGTTGATGAAAACGGACAGGTTGTTGAAGAAGTTGTTCCGATTCAATACGAGAAGCTTCTTGAAGAACGCCGTTTAATTGCTGAAGGCCGCTCTGGAGAAAAAGATACCGGTTACGAAGCGATCAATTCTGATCGTCGAGAAGAACTTCTTGAAGCAATTAGTGATGTGCTGGATGACTTTGGTCCCGGTTACAAGGAGTACAACAAAAAGTATTCTGAAACGTCGCGTCCGCTTGATGAATTTGAGTTTGGCATTGGCGAAAAGGCTACGGAGACTCGCAAGTTCAGCCGGGACAACTTTGTTAACAGCCCGGAGGTGGTGCTTGATGCTGCCCTGAGCAAGCCTTCTCGTTCGTCTGCTCAGAATCTAAAAGCAACCTTGGTTGATAAAAACGACTACGGCAAGCTTGAGAACATCGTAATGGAGTCGCTGGTTGAAAAGGCCGGTGGAACTGCCAAAGGCTACGATAAGGTTCTAAAGAACTACGGAGAGTTCCTTGAGGAGTTTCCTCAGGCGCGTGATGCTCTCCGTCGCGAAGCAGATCAGATGGCCACTGCGTTTGGCGAGGCTGAAAAGACCGCTGCCTTTAAGAAGCGTTGGGCTGATCGAATTGAGGCGCGTGCGGCCAAGGCTGACAAGGCGATTGAGTCTATTGCTGGCTTGCAGGGCAAGATCAAAACCTCTTTGAGTTCACCGCTCAAGGAAGGCGCATTGGATGAGATTGGCGGGTTTGTTCGTAGCAATCCTAATATGCGTCCGAAGGTCGGCGCTGCGCTACAAGATGTCCTGATGTCTTTGGATGATCGGCTCATTACTCGCGCTTTGTCTGTTCCTGAGCGTCAGGCGGCTTTCATGCGTGCTGGCATGGAGCGGGATCAGATTGAAAATGTATTGAATTCTGCTCGGCAGTCTGCTGAAGAACGTGCGGCTAAGTTGGCCGAAGTTAAGGAAATGGGCCGCAGCCTGAAGGAAGCCAAGAAGGTGACTCAGGAAGTTAAGAAGGCTGGCAAAGAGTCAACGACTGCTGCTGCTGAAAAAGTTCGTGAAACCGGTCGAGAGATTGGAAAGATTGGTCAAGAGAGACGAGCCGAAGAAGTTGTTAAGGCCCAGAAGCAGGCTGAGTTTGAAGCCGCTAAAAACTTGCGCGTAACGGAACAGCAGAAGCGTCGGGCTTTAAGTGAACTGACTCCGGAGATGCGTGATGTCATCAATCTGGAAGCCGAAAAGATTCCGCTCAACACGACTGAGGGTTTGGCTCGTGCCGTGTCGATGGCCAGCATTCTTGGCGGATTAGGTAGCGTCGTTAGCGGCTCCCCAATTGGTGGGTTATTTGCTGCTGCTACGGCTGCGGCTGGCGCGGCTGGGCGGAAAATGTATGTAAAGTCTCAGCAAAAGAAAATCTCGGATGAGATTAAGCGTGTTGTTGAAGAAATCCTGAAGGACGAAACCGGCGGCGCTGCCATGGCGATTGAGCGAAAGATTAGCCGTGCCGAAGAAGTCATGGCTGCTCAGCGCGTTGCCAACAAGGCTATGGAGCGAATTGGGTTCAAGCCGGGGCGTAATGCTGTGACGGCTGCGACTATTTACAACGCCTATGCCCGTGAGCCTGCTGGTGAACCGGAAGCCGTTGAGCCGGAGCCCGTTCAAGAGGAGGCCCCCGAAGCCCCAAAAGAACCGGCTGAGCCGTACAGCTACGAAGCCCTGACTTCTGATCAAGTCAAGAAGATTGGTAATTACTTAGACCGTTACGGTATTAGCAAAGACTTCTTGTTAGATGCACAAAATTTTAATGCGGCCACGTTAGAAAAGCGTAAGAAAGTGTTTGATCTTTTAGAGTCAAACATGATGGCCAAGGGTGGGGTTGTATACAGTCCTGCCGAAGAACTCTTGCTAAGGCGTTACGCAAACAGGTAGAGTCAAGCCCATGAAAAAGAAGGACAAGTACATTCCAGTCCAAATAGAAGACGGGATATGGTACCGGG